GCAACATTATCAAGTGCTACTGCAAATAGCTATGTCACATTGGCAGAAGCTAATACATATTTTGAAACTGTACCAAATTCAAGCACTTGGACTGACAAAACTGATGACCAAAAAAATAGAGCATTGATAGATGCTACAAGATGGATTGATAATTTAAACTTTTATGGAACAAGATGTGATAATGGTCAGGCATTAAAGTTTCCTAGAAATAACTATAAAATTGATAATGTTGAACTTACTTGTAGTTCTATTCCAAACAATATTAAATATGCACAATATGAATTAGCAAGATTATTAGCAAATGATACAGATGCAATGACAGGTGTATCTGGTACAGAGGGAAATATATCTGAAGTTAAATTAGGAGATATACAAGTAAAATATAATTCACAAAGTCAAGGTGTAGGCACTACAAATAATGTCTTAGACAAATATCCACAATTACAAAGTTATCTTGGAGCATATATTTTAGGTGGGTCTGGTAGTTATCAAACTAGAGTGGTGAGAGGATAATGGCAGGTCAATTAGATTCTATTTTAAAAAGTGTTGCTAAAGATATAGTTTCCGATTTAGGAAAATCTTTAGATACTACTATTACTTATGTTAAAAAAGGATTTTCTGAATATAACGTAGATACTGGAGAACAAGTTACTGTTGACACTACTTATTCAAATATTAAAGTTCCAGTTGAATTTATAAGAAGTGACGAGGATCTTGCAAAAGAAATTAGAGAAGCAAAAATATATATATCACCTGATTTAATTGGAAATAATCAACCAACATTTGAAGATGAAGTAATATTAAGTTATGCAGGAAGTACACGAACTGCACAAATAGTTAACATTGATACTAAGCAAGGTGGTCAAATTTATCTATTTACTTTATTAGTGAGGTTCTAATGTCTAAATCAGATCCAAATGGTATAACTAATTGGATAGCCTCAACAAGAGGAGAACTTAATACTCAATTAGATAATTTAGTAGGAAAAGTTCTTGCAGATTTACCTGATGAAAGTCCTCAATACTCAGGATTTTTTGCTTCTAGTTGGGAAGCTAATACTTATAGACCATTAGCTAATGAAGAAATTAGATCCCCGTGGTTAGAAGTAAAAAACCAAAAACGTAAAGGTATACAAGCAACTCCTATTGTTGAACCTCGATACCCATTAAATAGAAGTTTTAGTTTTGGTGAAACAATATTTATAGGTAATAGGGCTGATTATGCAAGACAAGCATTAGGATCTCCTAATAGTAATATCGTTCCATATTTAGCAGAGATAGAAAAGGTTGTTGACTTTGTATTTGGTGGCAGTATGAATCGACCAGATTTAAGAGTAGCTGATAGTCAAGTATTATATAAAGGTGATAAAGGCGGTAGAAATGCAGCAGCTTTAGGTTCAAAATATAGAAAACTATGACTTTAGTTAATGTAAGAGCAGCTTTTGAAAAAGCTATAACTGATTCTATTATTGATGTTGACCCTAGAGTAAAGATTATGTACGATAATGTACCTTTTACTTCTCCTGGAAAAACTGTTACTTATGTCACGACTTCTATAACTTTTAGTCAATCTACATTGCAAGCTCAAGGTGTTGCTGCTGATTATTATTCTGGTGCTATACAAGCTAATGTATACGTTCCTAAAAATAAAGGAAGTGCAAAATTATCTGCAATTTGCGAGTCAGTTATTGACGCTTTAAACACTATTAATGCTTCAGATTATGCAGATCCGTTTTCATGTTCTCCAAGAGTAGGAGAAGTTAGTGGTCCAATCCCTGTTGAAATAGAAGATCGTTCACATTTTTTAGGAATTGTATCTTGTTCCTTTTTTGCTAATAGCTGATATAATTCTAATAGCTATATAATATTATGACTAGAGCAGTTGACCTTCTTAAAAATAAATTTGGTGTAAGCCAACTTTATAAATATGACATCATAGATAATGATGAGATTTTATTAAGTATCTTTTGGCATCCATTAACTATTGCTGAAAGAGAAGCTATTTCAAAAAAAAGTGGAACTGAAGATGCTAATGACTTTGCTTTACAGTTGATGATAGAAAAGGCATTAGATAAAGAAGGTAAACGATTATTTGCTGACGGAGATAAAGCATCATTAAGAAGAGAAGTAGCTGCTTCTGTTCTTCAAGAAATACAATTAGCAATGTTAGAAGTTGGTACTGACAAGGAGGTTAAAGAGGCAAAAGCCGATTTGAAAAGCGAATCCTGATTGGATGTTTATATATTCATTGGCAAATGAATTAAAAAAATCTGTTAGTGAATTATGTGAAACATTGACTGTTGAGGAAATGATAGGTTGGGCTGCATTTTACGAACTTAGAAATGAACAAGAAAAGAAAGAAATAGATAAAGTTCAAAAAAGAAGCGTTATACCTAAATCAAGGTAGAATAGGATATATGTTTTGCTAGAAAGGTCGAATGGCTGTTAAACAACTTGATCTCGTTATTAATACGAGTCGTGGTGAACAAAATTTAAAAAAATTACATCAGTTTGCAAAACAAGTAGAGCAAGTTTTTGGAAATATAAATAAGTTAAAAATTAATGTTAAAGCTGATCCAGCACAACAAGCATTAGAAAAATTAAACGCAGAAATAAAAGAAGGACAAGATTTAATAAACAAATTTAATCAAGGTGCAGGACTTAATGCTTTTGGTTCAAAAATTTCAGCTATTACACAAGAAGTTTCTTTAGTAAAAAAAGCATTTAATGATGCTACTGCTGCGACTGAAAGACAAAGGGCTGCTACTGCGATATTAGCTGGTGACTTTAAAAAATTAACATTAGAAGCAACTGCTTTTGCACAAGCTACTGATAAAAGAAGAAATAAAGGATTAATTCTAGGTAATGTTGGCGAAACTATTAAAGAAATAGAGAAGTTTCCTAAGACAATATTGGCTGGAAAAAATGCAATGTCCATGCTGAATAGTATGTTGGAAGTTGTAAATGTAAACTCAAAAGAATTTCAAGAAATAAACGAAGCAATAGGTAGACAATTACAAAAAAATGCTGAAATACAAGAAAAAGTTGCAAGACTTGATGGCTCTGCTAAAAAACAAAAACAAAATAAAGACAAACAAGATGCTATTAAAAAAGAAGAAAGAACTCAAAAACGTATCAAGGCTTTAAGAGAACAAACTGCAAATATAGAAAACAGAATAAATCAATCAACTATAACAAAAGCTAAAAAAGAAGAATTAATTAATAACTTAAAAAGAACAGGTGTTGAAATAGATAAAAGAGAATTAGACCTGGCAAGGCAGATAAATATAGAAACTCAGAGAAACTTAACTATGGAAGAAAAGTTACAGAGTAGAAGAAACAGAGTTAGACAAAGTGCTTTAATCGGTGGTGGTTTTCCATTGTTATTTGGTGGTGGCCCATTACAAGCTGCTGCTGGTGCATTAGGCGGTGGTATTGGAGAAAGAGTAAGTCCTGGAGGTGGATTTGCTGGTTCTATTGCTGCTACTGCTGTTGTAAGTAAAATTTCAGAATTTGCTAATGCTGCAAGAGAAGTTGGTAATGCTCTTAAAGATGCAAACTTAGGTTTAGAAAAATTAGAAGAACTTGGATATGACGTTGATACTGCTACCAAAAAACAGGTTGAGACTTTATTAGAACTTGGCAAAGTAAGAGAAGCAGAAAATCTTGTTAATCAAAAATTTGCAGAAATTATTGGCCCACAAGCTGTTATAAATTTACAAAATTTAGATACTGCGTTTGATAAATTACAACAACAATCATCAAAACTATTTTTAAAATTATCTGCTGATTTAGCACCTATGTTGACTAATATTGTTAAAGCCACAACATTACTTTCACAAGCATTAGAAAAATTACCTATAAAAGAAATTCTTAGTTCTTTAAGTGTTGGTTTTAGAATTGCAAAAATTGGAGGAGGAGTTGAAGGTGCTTCAAAAATTACTGATTTGTCAACAGGATTAACTGAAGGTGGTGATAGTAAAAGTAATAAAACATCGACTACATCTAGAGACTTTTCACCATTTGAGTTAAATATTTTAGATCAAAGAATTGCATTACAAAAATTAAGTGGTGGTTTGTTAAATGAAGATGTTGTAAATAGAAAAAGAGGAATTATTTTTGCAGAAGCAGCATTAAAACTTGCACAAGCAGAGGGTGATGCAGGAGCAATAGCTGTAATTCAAAAACAAAGATTATTAGAACTAAACAAATTAGATTTAGATGTAGAAAAAGCTAAAAGTAAAGCCTTTGCAGAAAATGTATTAAAACCACAAATGGAAGCACTGGCTAGACAAGAACAGGAAGATTTTGATGCTGGTGCTGCTTTGGGAAAAAGATTAGCTGCTGAAATAAAAACAATTAATAATCTCGATAAAGAAATACAAAAGATGGGATTGCTTACTGAGTTAGAAAACGCAAAAACAGTTGAACAAAAAGCAAAAATTCAATTAAAACTGGTTGAGTTGGATTTAGGACAAGAAATTCACGAAGTAAATAGACAAGATATGTTAGCTCTTATTAGAAAAAAAGAAGGACTTATTGAAAATAATAGATTATTAAAAGAACAAAAACAGATTGCAAAAGATTTACAATATACGTTTGCTGTCGAAATGAGTACTGCAATTAAAGGATTAATAACAGGAGCAAACAGTTTAAATGATGCCTTTAGAAATGTTTTAAATAAAATGGCAGACGCTTTTTTAAATATTGGTTTGTTTGGAAATGTTGCTGGTAATTTAGTAAGTGGAGGTGGACTATTAGGAAATATATTTGGTGGATTCCTTGCTAATGGTGGTTCAGCAAAAGCAGGTAAATCTTATGTAGTAGGAGAAAAAGGACCAGAAATATTTACTCCAAGCACTACAGGCACAGTTACACCTAATAATGCTATTGGAGGATCAACAAATATCGTAGTAAATGTTGATGCTTCTGGCTCTTCAATCGAAGGTGATGAGCAAAGAGGTAGAGAACTTGGTCGTCTTATATCAGTTGCAGTACAATCTGAATTATTAGAACAAAAAAGACCTGGAGGTTTACTCGCATAATGGCTACCTTTCCTTCTATTACTCCAACATACGGTCAAAGAAAAAGATCAGCACCTAATACCAGAACAGTTCGTTTTGCTGATGGATATGAACATAGAATTTTATTTGGATTAGCACAGCATCAAAATCCAAAAGTTTTTAATTTTACTTTTGAAGTTTCAGAAACTGATGCAGATACTATAGAAACATTTTTAGATGCAAGAGCTAATGATAGTGCCAGTTTTGATTTTACTCCACCAGGAGAAGCTAGTTCTTCTAAGTTTGTTTGCGAGACATGGAGCAAATCAATTCCATATTTAAACAGAGCAACAATACAGGCAACATTTAGAGAGGTATTTGAACCATGAGTACTGCTCCTGTTTTTAGTGAAATTCAAAAAATAAACCCCTCTGCAATTATTGAACTTTTTACATTACAGCTAGACAACTCTTTACACGGTGCAACTACAATTTACAGATTTCATTCTGGCAGTAACTTAAACGCTAACGGTGAAATTGTATGGGCTGGTAATTCTTATCAAAGATTTCCTATAGAAGCCACAGGTTTTGCATATCAACGAGGCCAGATACCAAGACCAAAACTCGTTATTAGTAATGCGTTGGGAACTATATCAACTATTTTATTACTTGTTAATCAGACAACAACTGGTAATGATTTA